AATGAATCATGTTGAAGATAATACCCGGTGCAACTGGATACTTTAATAAAACACTCAATTCAAATCAGTTCGATAATAAAGATGCAACCAAAGATAAATTAGATAATATAGATGCAACCAACTATAAATTAGATAATAGAGGTACAATCAAAGATAAATTAAATAATATATATGGTAAGTCTATTGATTATTCAGCGCTGCGTCATCGGGATATAATTATTGCAAAAATAGATTTGTTTATTCAAAGAATCACTCATAATTTATGGCATGCACGTAAAAAAATGTGTTTTTAATTGAGCAAATAACTAATCTCAAAGAGTGGGTTAATAAGTATATTGGAGATTGCACTGATGAGGAATTAAACGATCGTGAATTTATTGCATCAGTTGTTGATCGGGCTATTTTTCATTTTGCGATTAATAGTATATGTAATCCTGAGGATAATAAAGATGCAACGCCCATAGAACGATATACTTTTGATGTAGAAACCAAGAATGGCCTTCCCTCCACGGTTCAGCTTTTTTATGAGGAATCTAAAGATAATGAACCTTTAGCGAATATACATTTGCAAGCAATAGGTTCTGGTTTTTTAACGTTTGTTAATGCATGTCAGGAATATGATGACAACAGCTTAAAATTATTCGCTTCGCTGTTGATTTCACTTTCATACTCTAGTGCCTACACAGATTTAGCAGGAGCAGAAAAAGTGAATATTAATGATGATAATGAGAACTATCTGACAGCTCAGTTTGAAGAGTTATCTCAACGTGATATGAAGAAGTACCTGGGAGAGATGAAGCGTCTGGCAGATGGGGGAGAAATGAATTTTGATGGCTATCTGGATAAGATGTCACATCTGGTGAATGAAGGAAAGCTCGCCCCTGATATTTTAAGCAAAATGCGAGATGCTGCACCGAAATTAATTGACTTTGCTAAGTCGTTTGACCCAAACTCAAAGGAAAAGATTAAAATATATACAGACACTTCTAAATTAATTTATGATTTATTCGGGGTTAAATCGGAGAAATAATATGTGAAGTTCTTCGATGGTATGGAAGGCATTACATAAAAGAACCCAATGCTTATTGGGTTCTTTTTTTCTCTATCAGTGCTATTAGCAGGGAGAGATATCACCGGAGTTTAATGTGTGATTTTTATTTATCGTCGAACCTGGATTGTTTATCATTGGCCTTAACAAAGCTAACGGCTAATAAGATTATTTCCATCACTTCGTGAGAGCTTCATGCCTTGAGAGGATCTCAATTTTCTTTTGCAATGAGACAGGCGCTTCCTGTTGTTATGGTATAGTACCCCGTTATTGAGCCTCCTGAACAGTGATGCTGAATAACATAACCCCATGATATATCGATAAAATAATCTCTACATTTGAAAATGCACGGTAATTCTGAAATGCAAAAAATCAACCAAACCAGCGCAATGCCTGAAAAAACTGACGTTCACTGGAGTGGTCGGTTTAGCGTTGCACCAATGCTCGATAGGATGTACCGTTTTTGAAAAACAACTAGTTATACACTTTGTGGGAGCCTATTGGGAACCTGTTATTCTTAGAAAGCATCATTTGCTCATCACTTCAATTGACCATGGTTAAAGCCAGCTATAAACTTGACAAACGAGGTAACTGGTTGCTTAGGCCCAAGTGGGCACACCATAAGAAGCTCATGTTGGTGATGAAGCAACCCATGAAGTATCGAGAATAATTATAAAGTTCACTATCTTTGAGGTTTCTTATATGTTTTGCGAAGAAAAAGTAGCTCAAATGGCTGCATACCTACTTCTTAAGAGAGGTGGGCGCATGGCATATCTGAAATTGATGAAGCTGCTCTATCTGTCTAACCGCCAGTCGATTTTGAAGCATGGCAGGATGATCGGCGAAGATAGCCTTTACTCTATGAAATTTGGACCAGTCATGTCGAATACGCTGAACTTGATTCGCGGTAAGGCTGAAGGCATTGGTGACTACTGGTACAACTTGATAGAGACGAACGGGCATAATGTATCGTTGCGTTCAGATCCGAGGGAAATGGATGCAGACGAGGTCTTTGATGAATTGAGTCGTGCAGATATCCGGATTTTAGATGAAATCTATTCTCGGTATGGGCATATGAACCGATTTGATCTCGCAAATATGACGCATTTAGAAAGCGTTTGTCCAGAGTGGCACGATCCTGGCAATTCTCGTAAGCCTATAGACCTGAAAGAAATGCTGATCAGTGAGGGTAAAAGCGAGGATGAGGCTAATCGCATAATTGGCAAAATGGAAGAATCTCAGAAACTTAAGGAATTTTCTTTGCAATTATCATGACGGATTATCAGCCATACAGGAAAGGAACTGTGCTTGCCCCAACTGGACCATGCAATCATCTTCATGTGATTTGTAATGATCCTGTTTATTACCCCGTTAACGATTGTTATTGTGTTTTAGTTGTTAATATTTCTAGTATCAAGGATGGTGTCCCCCACGATCCGTCTTGCGTCTTGAATTCTGGTGATCATCGCTTTATCAAGCATCCAAGTTATGTTGTTTACGCTGAAGCTATAATTTGGCGAGTGGATAACATGGTTAGAAAGCAGCGATCGGGTGAGATTTCTGTTCATGATGATATGCCAGAAGCTACATTCAATAGAATTCTGGACGGTTTTGATATCTCTGATGAAGTTACGCCAAAGAACCTTAAATTTAAAAATAAATATTGCGTATCATCTATTGATGATGAGTAAACAACAGGAATTGTTTCGGTATAACTTCTGGAGTTTTCTATGGAAGATCAAAAAGCAACCAAGCCACAGGTTAAGTTCGACACAATGAAAGCATTCGTAGGTATGGGTGCTGCTGTTGAAGTTCTGATGAAGGCTGCTCCTAATGCGTTCACTCACGCTACTGTCTCTGGTAAAGAGCAGCAGGGTAAGCTTCGTCGTCTCAAAGCAGCATGATCATAGCTGGTGCTTTTTGAAAACCCGCCTTCAGGCGGGTTTTTTCTTTAGTGATTTTCTTTGCCCTTCTGTTTGACTGTTCTGACCTGTTCCCACTCGATACGTCCTTCTTCTCGCCTTTTGTCTATGTATTCCGCAAGATCCTGAATATTGATGCAACGTTTTGCTTTTTGTGATGTGCCGATGCGATATGTTGGAACGGGCAACTTACAAGCGTTTGCTTTTGCTTCTGCCGTGGCTGGACTCATACCAAAGTACTTTTGGCTAACTGCTGAGAGTTCAATGTTTGGGGTATTGAATTCAGCCATCAGTAAAAACAAGGTGTTCATAATTTTCTCCATCAAAACCGGCTGCACCCGGGAAAATCATAATTCTGTGCTGGTGGCAGGAATTAATTTCTGCCAGATAGCGGAAACATATTTTGCCTGATGACGGGCATCAGCCAGGGCGTTGTGCCGTTCGCCATCGAAAGGCATGTCCATTTTGGGGTCGAATCCGATGGAACGCCCAAGCGTAACGATCGTGCGTACATCGTGGTCATTCCAGTATGCCCACGGGCAGATTTGTCCTGCTCGCTCATAAGCTCCACGTAAAATTACGTTGTCGAAGGTGGCTCCGTTACCCCAGACTTTTAAATATTTCGTATTGTCTGCGTGCCGGTTAATGAAATGATTTAGTTCTGAGAGAGCATCGCTGATCGACAAAGTATCATCAATACAGATTGCAGCTCGTGCTTCAGGGCTTTGTTTCAACCACCACAGGATGGTATCGCCGTCAGGTGTAGCTCCTTGCTCCATAGCACTTTCTAGGCTAACAACCGTATAGAATTCTTGTCCGATGTCTCCGGTTTCTGGAGTGAAGAACACCGCGCCAATGGAAACGATCGGTGCATCCTTATTTTTCCCCATCGTCTCAAGGTCGATCATTAAGTTGTTCATCACTTCACCTCCAGCGGCGGTTCCGGTAGCGGCATCCAGTGAGTTGCTTGCTCAATACCATTACCCGGCTTAATCGTTGCATCTCCGCGCCGAAAGGTGCTTCCGGTATAGCGTGCGGAGCATATTAGCGGTTCAACCAGAGAGCTATCGAAATTCACCGAAATAAGCACGTTCTGGCCCTTTTCAGGCATTTGATCACTACAGCTTATCCAACTATCCGGAGTTCCCGGAGAGTTGCCATTTACATCGAAGTTAGGCTCTGCGTCCTGAACCAGGAGGATGTAACCATTCTTGGCTGTATCAAGTTCTAACGCCTCGGTGACGGTGCCGAAATAGCGATTACCTAAATCAGCATCACAAGTGCTAACATCAATGGAAACTTCCATGCCTTCGATTAATTCTGGCAAGTTGTAAGTTTGGTTTACAGGTTGGCCTCCCTGAAGCATGGCGGCGCGGTGACACCAGATAATCCAGCCAAGCGCCATATCCCATGCCATGTATTCTCTATCACCATTTTTTGCCCTGCGGCGATCTACAGATTCCCCGAAACGCTTCTCCATAAATAATTCATAGGCTGCCCGTTCATCCGATACTGCTGCCAGCGATGCCAGTGCAATTTTAAATGCGGTAAGTATGTTGTTAACCTGACCTATTTCGAATGCTATTTCACTACATACAAACGATTTATCGTCTATTATCGACTCAATTCCGGTAATCGTGTTCTGTAACCATTCTTTGGTAAGAGTATTCATAACTATTTCACTTTAATCTCAATATTTCGCAGCTTTAGCTCTACTGGCAGGTCTGACTTTCCGGTTAATGCTAATGCGAGATTTTCAGGAGTAATGAGAGCAGTTATTGTTTTCCCCCTCGCCAGACGAATAATCATTCGTATCTCGCAATCGTCACATGCTCCCGGTCGAACAATTGAGATTTGTCCGTTCATCTCACTTCCCCTTCACACCAATGTTGGCGGCGGCGCGCTCGGCTTCACTTTGTTCCCAAAACCACTTGTGAAGCGCCATAAGCTTTTCGTCAATCGGTGCATATTTGCGATTAAAGTAGGCCTGAGCATCTTTCTCAGATTCGTACGGTAATTCGCCAGGGCCAAACAGTGTGTTATAAATCCATGCCAGTCCGCTCTTAGCGTCGCCAGTTGCCTGCCATTCGATAATGGCAGCCTGCATGACCAGAATGTTTTTCCCGATTAATAGGTCCAGTTCTTTGTACCGGTTGCGGATGTATGCATTCTCGCTTTGTAATTCAGCGTTTCGCTTCTCTGCTGCTTCCAGCTCATCCAGCAGCGCCAAGACGGTGGCAGGATTGGCGGCGGCTATGAATCGTTTATTGGCGCGATTATCTGGTCCTGAGCATGATGCTATGTAGTAATTGGCGTTCAGTCCGGCATCGGCAATTACTCCATGGTAGTCATCAGCACACCATTCGCCTGGTGTTGCATTTTCTGCCGCCAGTCGCAGAGCCTGATAGTTAATCTCGCTCACTGGTTGCCTCCTTTACGGATCTGCGCTGCGATGCGCGAAAAAAAAGACTCCCGCGTATGACTGTTAAGAGCTGGCGCGAACGCTGCGTTAAGAACGGCAGCATCACAGCCGTCATCGATATAGAGCGCAATTTTTTTCTCCAGGCGCGCTTTGGCTTCCTGCAACTGCATACCCCGGCACGCACGCGGGATATACTCAGCAATTTGAGCGATAGATTTTTCGTTCTTTTTAAACATGCTTCACCTCGATAGGCTTGATGCTGTCGATCAGCAGTCGGCGGCGCGTATTTTCTGCAAAGTGGCGGCGTCCGGTTTCTTTGTGGTAAAACTCGTTTTTTCCGACGACCCACATCCGCTTTGTCTGGTGCAGTTTTTTTACCTGCGGACCGTCTCGGGTGATAACAATTCCTGTATGAGTTTTTATTACGCTCATTTCTTATTCTCCGGTGCTTTCGGCATTACTGCCCAGTGAGTGATATTGACGTTTTCAAGGTCCCCGATCTGAAATGTCCACTGCCATTCTCCGGTTTCTTTTTGTCCCCAGGTGTACCAGAGAGAACGCCAGCCAATTAGCCAGCCTTCTCCGTTAGCATCAAATAACAGAACACTTTCATTTGCTGGTGGCAGTTCAGCTGACACTGGTATTATTTTGTTTTCCAGTGCCGCACATTTAGCTTCAAGCGCATCGAATTTACGTACCAGGTACTCAGCATTTGTTTCGTTCACTTTCAGATCTCGTGGTACACATTTCCCGCGAAGAAACCCTTCCATTTCGAAAACATTCATGCGCATTTGCGTAACTCCGATAACTCGTTAAAACGTTCCATAAACATCCCGTAGGCATGGCCCGGTGTCAGTGGAATCACGTTGAACATCTCTGTTGCCGGGATGCCTTCCAGTACAGGCCAGAAAGAGCCATCATCAAGCCCGAGATCGCGGCGTTCGGTTGCCAGCATGATGAGATCGGCATATTTCACAGGCGTGCTCATAACCGGGGGTAACCCGTATTTCTCACGGATTACGGCATCTATTTTTTCTTCCATCCGTTTATAGTCAGGAAGAAGTCGTTTCAGTGGCGCGGGGATGTCCTGGCAATATGCTTCTGTTGCATCATGCATTAACGCTTCAAAAGCAAATTCCTGCGGCACCAGCTGGCTGCAAAGCACCGCATGCTGGGCGACACTGTAGAAGTGTGAAAGATGTCCTGCAAAGCGACAGATATTTGAAAGGGAAACTGCGATATCGTTAATCACGATGTCGTCTTTATTTATCTTGTCATAATAAAAATGCTTCCCGGAAAAAGTTTTAATAAATGACATTTCGTTCTCCACTTTATATGCGCTGCACCGCGCTGAATTCTGCTAAAAGTGAGCTCTCACCATCCGGTGATTATTGAGTTAATTACGTTTCCATAAATGCCCCCGCAGGGGCATTTGCAGTAATGAAATCAGGCGGTGAAAGTACCAATAAAGGTTTCTACTTTGCTGTCTTTGAATTTCTCAACAAGCAGATCACGAAATTCGTTAGCCATTTCTTCCTGCATCGCTTCCAGCTGAATAATGCGCAGAACCAGTACGGGACGATCGCCAGTGATAATGCTGAGGCGTAATTTAAACGGACGTTCTTTCAGGCCTTCAAACGGAACGCATTTAAATTCAAATGCCACTGGCATAATGTCTTTGGTCTTCGCTTCGACAGACTCCATCAGGGAGCGTTTGCCGCTGAAGTCATTATCTTCAAAATCAGCGGTCTGGTTCGCTTCAATTGTGATTTTACGGATCGCCGCAGCCGCTTTGGTTGCCTGAATGGCGTCACCATTAGCATCAAAGCCCACAAGGTAGTCGGCCCAGTCTTCAATCCATTCTGCCAGTGACTTCTGGGAGTTACGCTCGCCGTTAACAGACAACAGGGCAGAGAACGGTGCTGTCTTTTTCAGTTTGAGAGTGGCGGTGTTATCTGCGTGACCTGGTTCATCAATAGTTCCCAGGTTAAGCACACTGACGGCACGCATATTATCAGCATCGATAAAGCAGCGGGTGCCTTCATCTGCAAGATCTTTAGAATAACGGGTAAAGTCATCGATGCTGGCAGTGGAAAGTGCACCACGGAAACGGAAGCGATTTAAATTAAATTTTTCCAGATCATGAATGCGGAAATTCTCAGGCAATGCCACAGCATCGGCACCAATCTTACTGATAATTTCATTAACACCCTGAGCAGAAATAAGGGCATGGATTTGATTAATTGCGGTTGCGTCTAAGTTCTGAGACATAATAAGTCCTCACTATATAAAGATATTCAGTGATGAGATAAATAATCAGTTAATTAAGAACGATATTAATGACCTGCTGCGCGGAGTTTTCCGTCAGGTTCACCGGCAAGAGTCAGTAATTGTCCCTGGTCTTCCTGCAGAATAGTCAGGCGACCACCGCGATTGACATACATCGGCGTTTCGGTGGTGTCTTCTTCGGAAATTTTCCCGCGGTTAGTCGGGCGAACATATGAGAGTTTGTGTTTTATTTTCACACGGTTCTCATCAAACGGTTCGATTTCCAGGTTGAGCGAGACCTTACCTTTGGTTTTCGTGTTCATCACACCGGAAGCGACTTCACTGAGAACTGCGCCGATTTTGGTTTCAAATACGCCGCCGTCCAGCTCCCCGATAAATGCCTGCACATCAGTACTGCGTTCGCTAGCCATTTTGCTGCTCCTCATCATATCGACCCTGCAAGGTCGGTTGGTTTCTCCACAAAACAGAGAAGAACACCTGCGGTGGCAGCCGCCCGGATGGATTGGGTTATGAGCCCGTCGTCCGGTGATGCTCTTCTCTGTTTTGTAAAAAGAGCGGTACCAGCCGGAAGCAAGTGTACAAACTGGTACCGCCAAAGCAGTGGCTGTTGTGGTGGGGTTGTCACTCAGGCGTATGGTCAACCTGACAATCCGGTGTCCTCAACGGGGAAAGAGTAACCCCGCCATACTTACCGCCGCGCCATTTCGCGGATTACCACAACGCTGAGAGCACTTAGCCAGTTACGGCACCACACTTTGTCGCGGTTCCATAAATGCCCTCATCGTTGCACCCTGGTCTCTTCCCAGGCGTCAAACCGGATCGCCGCGCTGGTTAGGCGTCTTATCAGCATCATCATTGACTTGCACATTCCGGCTACCTGGTTTGTTTGCCCGAGCAAGGAGTGGATTGTCCCCTTTAACGTCCCCAGACCGCTAACGACGCATGTGCCATACGCCGTGTTACAACCAAATTTTGTTTAATCTTGCCTGCGGCATGTTTCTTTTAGATACATTATGTATCTCAAGGGTACATTGTCAAGTATAAAAAAACCTGCCGAAGCAGGTTATAAATATTGATTAGGCCTTTATTTTGTATCTTCTTGGTTTTCCTGAGAAAATTACTGTACCAATTATAGAGCAATTACCGTTAATCTTAATGTAAGGCTCAGGCCAGTTTGGGTTTAATGCTTTGAGATAACGCTGTGTTCCATCTTCTATCAAGCGCTTGAAGGTGGTTTCGCCTGTATCGTGCATCAATGCAATAACGTCGTCACCGTGGCAGGCAGGGACTTCGGGATCAACAAAAATCATGTCTCCCGGGCGGTACTCATCAATCATTGAATCACCAATCACCCGCAAGATATAAGTCATTTCGCCACAGGGTACAGGGCAGGGATAAGTTTCTGCTGTGCTCAAATCAACCTCAGAATAGCCAACTTCTTTCCATGCTCCGGCCTGTACCCATGATATGACAGGGACTAACGTTATTTGTTTGTTAGTAATTGAAACATCAGGTTTTTTTGTGATGTTTGTTGTCTGGTGTTCTTGATCAAGCCATCCGACAGGCAGGTCGAAACATTTTTCGATGTGCCGTGCCATGCTGTCACCGATATTTTTAGTAGCACCATCTCCCATAAACCTGCTGGTCTGGGTTGGCTCGCGATCAATCATGGTGGCAAAGGAAGAATTCCCGCCAACACCATCTCTCAGTTTTCTGGCGTTAGACCGCCGGATGTCATGGACTGTTTTCATAACGAAATTAAAACCTTTGTACCGATAGGGTACAAGTATCTTGAAGGTTCATCTCAATCATGTAATATGTATATCGGAGGTACATATTGTATGAAAGCGTATTGGGACTCTTTAACCAAAGAACAGCAGGGCGAGTTGGCCGGAAAAGTTGGCTCAACACCAGGCTACTTACGGCTGGTTTTCAATGGTTATAAAAAAGCCAGTTTTGTGCTGGCTAAAAAACTTGAGCAATGCACGTCAGGTGCAATTACGAAATCTGACTTAAGACCGGATATCTATCCGAAAGATTAACAGAACACCTTCAATTTTTAACCACAGAACGATGAGGCTAACCGTGGGTAAGCATCACTGGAAAGTAGAAAAACAGCCTGAGTGGTACGTGAAAGCTGTCAGGAAAACTATCGCGGCGTTGCCGGGGGGTTACGCTGAAGCTGCTGAGTGGCTGGATGTAACAGAGAACGCTTTATTCAACCGCCTTCGTGCAGATGGCGATCAGATTTTCCCGCTGGGATGGGCAATGGTTTTACATCGCGCGGCTGGCACTCACTACATTGCGGATGCTGTCGCACAGTCTGCTGGTGGGGTGTTTGTATCGCTTCCTGAAATTGAGGAAGTAGAGAACGCCGATATAAACCAGCGCCTGCTGGAAGTCATCGAACAGATCGGGAGTTACTCAAAGCAGATTCGTTCGGCAATCGAAGATGGGGTAGTGGAGCCACACGAGCAGACAGCAATTAATGATGAGTTGTATCTGTCAATTTCGAAGCTCCAGGAGCATGCAGCACTGGTCTACAAAATCTTTTGCGCTCCAGAAAAGAGTGACGCCCGCGAGTGTGCAGCTCCGGGCGTCGTGGCGTTTTGTGTCTGTGGAGAAACTAACGCATGAACAGTTTAACGGCAAATAACCGTTTGTCGCAACAGCTGGTGGCCAGCGTCGCTGAACACCTGTTGTTACGGCATGAATGCAGATTACCAAATCACCTGGCTGTAAGTAACCACAGAGAACTTTACCTGACTGTGGGGGGCGAGTTGTGCAGGAACTTAACCGCTGGTTTCGTGACGGAAGAGGGCTTTATGTCCATGTTATTCGTTGGGAGCCAGAAACACAGCGCGTTATCTATCTTCGCAAAGACTACCCGCATGAGTGCTTTAGTCCTTTGTGGAAATTCAGGCGTGATTTTGTTGAGTGTGAAGGACCACCAGCACATTGATTCTGCCATTCCGGGACGTTACACTGTTCAGGCACCTTATAAAGCGGGTGTCGGGATTGGCGTCCTGGAATTGCATACGGCGACAATTGGCGCGTTAGCGTCTTTTTTGTTGCTACAACTCAGCTATACCCAAATTATGGTGGGCTGGGTGGGGGCACCGAAAGGTGCGCCGGTTTCCGTATGCGCCGGTTACGCCAACCCTGCTCAGTTCACCACCAGCGAAATTGGCGTTTCCGGTGGTGGAAGTTATCCATTGCATACGGAGGCTGCCATCATGGCTACTGTCCCAACCCTCTCTCAACCTGAAATTGCCATCGTTGATGGTCAGGCTGTTACATCTTCTTTGGCTGTTGCTGACTTCTTCTCTAAACGTCATGACGATGTTCTGAAAAAGATTCGCATTTTGGATTGTTCTCCAGAGTTTTGTGCCCGCAATTTTGCGGAGACATCAATTTTGGTACGCCAGCCCAACGGCGGTACTCGCAAACTACCTTGCTATCAAATAACCCGCGATGGCTTTGCGTTTCTTGCTATGGGTTTCACGGGTAAACGTGCTGCCCAGTTCAAAGAGGCATACATCAATGCCTTTAACCAGATGGAGAAACAGCTTTCAAAGCCCTCTGTACCGAGCGACGTTGCACATAACGCCAGCGTTCTCTATTCCTACATTTCATCAATTCATCAGGTCTGGTTGCAGCAGCTTTATCCCATGCTGGAAAAAGCTGAATCACCGCTGGCTGTAAGTCTGTATGACCGAATTAACGATGCGGCATTTCTTGCCCGTCTTATTCATTCGTCGCTGAACTCTTCAGAGGTAAGGGGGCGCAAATGATCCGGAATATTTTCAAACGATTTACCAATCAGACTTTCCGTTGTCCTCGTCCGGGTCAGTGGTACACCACGCCTGCAGGGCATGTTCTACGTGTTAGCCTGGTTGACCGTGAATGTCAGAAGGTGATTTGTGAACCGCTGGGCCGTAATTACCGCGTCAGTATGCCGCTTATAGCCTTTCGCTCCGGAAAAAACATGAAGCATCTCGGAGGTGCGGCATGAGCCTGTTAATGACATCCCAGCCCATTGTGATAAATCGTGATCTTGCATGCCGTATTGGTCTGAATGAGGCAATTGTGTTGCAGCAGCTTCATTACTGGCTGAATGAAACGAATTCAGGCACTGAGCATGGCGGAATTCGCTGGGTTTATAACACGACAGAACAGTGGCTGGAGCAGTTTCCGTTCTGGTCAGAGTCCACTCTGAAACGCACATTTGCAAGCCTGAAATCACTTGGGGTTTTGCGTCGCGAGCAACTCAATAAATCGAAGCGTGACATGACCAACTTCTACACGATCAACTATGAAAGTGAGCTTTTAGAAGAGGTCAAAGTGAACGAATCCATCAGGTCAAAATGCACCTCTCCATCGGGTCAAAGTGACCTGATGGATGAGCGCAAAATGACACGATCCATTGGTTCAAAACGACACGCTGTCATCGGGTCAAAATGGCCCAATGATCTTACAGAGAATACAACAGAGATTACTACAGAGAATAAAACCTCTTCTCGTCCGGACGCTTCGCAACCGGACACGCAGATGGCTGAACAGGATTTTTTAACTCGCCATCCTGATGCGGTTGTATTCAGCCCTAAAAAGCGCCAGTGGGGAACGCAGGATGATTTGACCTGCGCACAGTGGCTCTGGAAAAAAATCATCGCTCTGTACGAGCAGGCCGCCGAATGTGACGGCGAAGTGGTACGTCCTAAAGAACCGAACTGGACAGCCTGGGCAAACGAAATTCGCCTGATGTGTGTACAGGATGGGCGTACTCACAAACAAATCTGCGAGATGTACAGCCGCGTCAGCCGCGATCCGTTCTGGTGCCGTAACGTGCTCAGCCCGTCGAAGCTGCGGGAAAAATGGGATGAGCTTTCCCTGCGCTTATCGCCGTCCGTCAGCACGTACACAGAAAAACGCGAAGACCCGTACTTCAAAGCCAGTTACGACAATGTGGACTACAGCCAGATCCCGGCAGGATTCAGGGGGTGATCATGAGTCTTTTGAATGAAGTTCAGAAATTCATTGAAGCCCATCCGGGGTGTACTTCCGGAGACATTGCGGATGCTTTTGCAGGTTACTCACGGCAGCGCGTTCTGCAGTCAGCAAGCAAGTTACGTCAGAGTGGGCGTGTGGCTCACCGTTGTGAAGGAGATACACGCAGACATTTCTCGCGCCTGACTGAGAGAGCGCAGGAGCCGGAACCACAACCAGTTCGTGAAACCAGACCTGTGCGCAATTTCTATGTCGGCACTAACGATCCCCGGGTGATTTTGTGCCTGACCCGCCAGGCGGAAGAACTGGAGTCCAGGGGCTTATACCGTCGTGCTGCAACGGTGTGGATGGCGGCATTCCGTGAAAGCCACTCCCAGTATCTGTCAGGGAATTACGTGGGGGCTTAATGAGTAATAAATATTGCCAGGCGCTGGTGGAACTGCGGAATAAACCAGCCCATGAACTGAAGGAAGTGGGCGATCAGTGGCGCACGCCGGATAACATTTTCTGGGGAATTAACACCCTGTTTGGTCCGTTTGTTCTGGATCTGTTCACTGACGGTGATAACGCCAAATGTGCCGCGTATTACACGGCGGAAGACAACGCGCTGGCGCATGACTGGTCAGAACGTCTTGCGGAGCTTAAAGGTGCTGCCTTTGGTAATCCCCCATACAGCCGCGCCAGTCAGCATGAGGGGCAATACATCACCGGCATGCGTTACATCATGAAGCATGCCAGTGCCATGCGTGATAAAGGCGGGCGCTATGTTTTCCTGATCAAAGCTGCCACCAGCGAAGTGTGGTGGCCGGAAGATGCAGATCATATTGCTTTTATTCGCGGGCGTATTGGTTTTGAACTGCCTGCCTGGTTTATCCCGAAGGATGAGAAGCAGGTGCCGACAGGTGCGTTCTTCGCTGGTGCTATTGCTGTTTTCGACAAGACCTGGAAGGGACCGGCAATCAGCTACATCGGGCGCGATGAACTTGAGGCATGTGGTGAGGCCTTTCTGGCGCAGGTTCGCCAGCAGGCAGAAAAACTGGTCAGGGAGATGGCGGCATGACGACGTTAACTCAATGCCAGCAGCAGGTGCTGGATATGCTGATTTCTTATCAGAAAGAACGTGGCTTCCCGCCAACCAATCAGGAGGTGGCAACCATGCTGGGATACCGTTCAGTGAATGCAGCGGTGGAGCATCTTCGCGCACTGGAGAAAAAAGGCGTCATCACGATAAAGCGTGGCGTGGCCCGGGGGATAACGCTTCATACCGCGGTGAAGGACGACGACAGCGAGGCGGTCGGGATTATCCGCGCACTGCTTGCCGGTGAGGAAAACGCAAGGCTGCGTGCAACCCACTGGTTACATGAGAGGGACCTGAAAGTATGAAGCTGATCCTGTCTTTTCCGCCCAGCGTGAACACGTATTGGCGACACCCCAACAAAGGGGCGTTTGCTGGTAAGAGCCTGATAAGCTCGGCGGGGCGAAAATTCCAGAGCGCGGCGTGCGCAGCAATAGTTGAGCAGTTACGTCGTCTGCCGAAACCAACGTCGGCACCTGCTTCAGTGGAGATCGTGTTGTTTCCTCCGGATAACCGGATCCGCGATCTGGACAACTATAACAAGGCGCTGTTTGACGCCCTGACCCATGCGGGTGTGTGGGAAGACGACAGTCAGGTGAAAAGAATGCTGGTGGAGTGGGGACCGGTTATCCCGAAAGGGAAGGTCGAGATCACTATCAGTAAGTACGAGAAAACGGCGGGTGCAGCCGCCTGATCAAGAGGAGAAACGAAGTATGAATAATCTGATGGTCATTGATGGTATTGAAGTTCGTCGTGATGCTTATGGGCGTTACAGCCTGAACGATCTGCATCGCGCAGCAGTAGCATCTGGTGCAAATGCCAGAACCAAGGAGCCGGGAAAGTTTCTTTCCAGCCAACAAACTGTTGAGCTTGTTCATGAATTGACCAACACCCAGAATTTGGGTGTTGACCCGGTGAGTGTGATTCATGGGGGAAATGAACGGGGAACGTATGTCTGCAAGGAACTGGTGTATGCCTATGCAATGTGGATCAGCCCGTCATTCCATCTGAAGGTGATCCGTACTTTCGATATGGTAACCAGCGCACCGGAAAAATTATCCGGACAGGCTGCTGACAAGATGCAGGCTGGCGTGATCCTGCTGGACTTTATGCGCCGGGAGTTAAACCTGTCTAACTCTTCAGTGCTTGGTGCTTGTCAGAAACTCCAGGAGGCTGTTGGCTTACCGAATCTGGCACCGCGCTATGCCATTGATGCTCCTGCTGATGCACACGATGGCTCAAGTCGCCCGACACTGTCACTGAGCGCACTGCTGAAACAGTATGGTATACGCCTGACGGCTAATCAGGCATATCACCAGATGGTGAAACTGGGGATCGTCGAGCAGCGCGAACGATACAGCCGTACCGCGATTAACAACATCAAAAAATTCTGGTCGCTGACAGCGAAAGGTTGCATGTTCGGCAAGAACATCACCAGTCCCGCAAATCCGCGCGAGACGCAGCCGCATTTCTTCGAATCACGATTCCCTGAGCTGTTAAAGCTGCTCGATACCGTTCATTGAGGTGACCGTGAGAGCGCTACTGACCCCTGAAATTGCCCCGCGTATGGGGATCGTATTGTTCAGGCCAGGTTCAGAGCTGATGCCCCTGTTTATGCAGGGGCGTGTCCTGCTGGAGCCTGAGCCGGAGCGTTATTCATCTTTCGCCAGTGGTGCCGTTCCGGCGGCATCACAACCGCTGGCGGATGATCTTGCCGTTCGGGCCGTGTTCCGCAATGAGGCAGTGATCCGTCGTGCTGGTGGCGTGGAATGTCTTGAAAGCTGGTTACTTCGTGAAAAAGGCTGCCAGTGGCCTCATTCCGACTGGCACAGCGAGAACATGACCACAATGCGACACGCTCCGGGTGCAATCCGTCTGTGCTGGCACTGCGATAACCAGCTGCGCGATCAGTTCACGGAACGGCTGGAATCAATGGCAACGGATAACTGTGCCCGCTGGGTGTTGTCTGTTGTGCGTCGGGATCTCGGTTTTGATGACAGTCACGTTGTGACAATGCCGGAACTGTGCTGGTGGCTGATTCGTAATGATCTGGCGGATGCCTTACCGGAAAGTGCAGCCCGTAAGGCACTGAGATTACCGAAGCCTGTTGTGCCGTCTGTTACCCGGGAAAGTGACCTTGTGCCTTCGGTTCCTGCCACCAGCATCATCCAGGATAAGGCGAAAAAGGTGCTGGCGCTGAAAGTGGATCCGGAGTCGCCGGAGTCTTTTATGTTACGCCCAAAACGTCGCCGCTGGGTTAATGAAAAGTACACGCGCTGGGTTAAGACACAGCCGTGTGCATGTTGTGGAAAGCCCGCTGATGATCCCCACCACCTGATAGGTCACGGTCAGGGTGGAATGGGAACAAAAGCGCATGACCTTTTTGTGTTGCCTTTGTGCAGAAAGCATCACGACGAGCTGCATGCGGATACCGTGGCATTTGAAGAGAAGTATGGCTCCCAGCTGGAGCTGATATTTCGTTTTATCGATCGTGCGCTGGCAATTGGCGTGCTGGCCTGATTTTGTGGAGAAAGTTGATGCGTGATATTCAAATGGTTCTTGAACGTTGGGGGGCATGGGTGGCAAATAATCACGAGGATGTCACTTGGTCGTCTATTGCTGCAGGATTTAAAGGACTAATCCCTTCAAAAGTAAAATCCCGCCCGCAATGTTGTGACGATGACGCGATGATCATTTGTGGATGCATGGCTCGCCTGAAAAAGAACAACAGCGATTTGCACGATTTATTAGTGGATTATTATGTAGGTGGTATGACGTTTATGGCGCTTGCCCGTAAACATGGGCGTTCTGATTGCTGGGTTGGGCGTTTATTGCAAAAGGCTGAAGGTGTAGTTGATGGCATGTTAATGATGTTAGAAATTGAGCTAGAGATGGATCGTTAGAAGACCTCTTATTGAGAGGGTAATTGAATCAGTTTAATGTGTGGGGAGTCGATTTATTCTCCCCATTTTATTTAATTAATTTACTTAAGGTTTTAATTCATCAAGACGTTGTTGGATAGTGTTTTTGCTTGCGTTGTCTGTTATAGCCATTTGTTGTACTTGCCCCATTGCCATTTGAGTTTCCATCCACATATCGGCCCACACTTTTGTATCGTTATTAACTTGAGCGATAGTAAATCTGACTTTTGATACCGGGGTTGTTGAATAGGCATTGCCGATTAACATTTGTCCAAAAACAGCAGACCCGCCTTCCAGTTCTTTACCACATATAACACTGCTGTTATCCGCGTTGTAAATTATCAACCCTCTACTATTGCAGTAATTCACAAGGGCATCTTTGACTTTATCTTTTGTCGTATTTTGATAAACCCCCTCAGGTTTTCCTGATTGAGTTTTCTTTATCAATGGTACGGAAGAAGTACAACCTGAAATGATAGTTGCGCTAAGTAATAGTACAGTCATTTTATTCATGTTTCTTATCCATTGTTAAGGGCATACCTACACAATTATTTTTATTGGAGATGAATAATCAACCGTTTACAATCGTAAAAAATCAAATATGCTGTTAAGAGTGGTTACTTCGCCACACAACTTAAACCCGCCGCTGAGCGGTTTTTTTGTACCTGTAAACTTGGTGCAGTACAGTAAACACGCTGGTGGTCGTGAATACTGACTTTTTATCTTGCTGGCTTTTTAGACAAGAGTTATTGGTATGTCATGTTAACCAGAAGGGAAAAAGACATGCTAAAACAGCAAGATATGACAGAAACCGCCGCCGCAGTCCTTCATTTCTTACCTGCTGACAAGTGGGTAACGCCACGCATGATGACGAGAACTACCGGAGTAAGCGAAGCCCGGTGCCAGTTAATACTGACTCAGTTAGTTCTGGCGGGTCTGGCGAAGGATAACGGTGGGTACGGGAATAAATTCAGACGCTGCCAGTAATGGCGGTTTCCTGCTGTGAAAATGGGCGGCTGGTGGGTGTTGGTAGCACCTGCCAGCCATTCGCTCATGCTTACTGGTCACAAGCGAACCACGGCCCACTGCTTTAGCGCAAAAGCAGAGTGAGCCTACCAGAGTTACGCTTACTGATCCATGAAAAATACTGTAAAAATAAACAGTGTTGATTTAATCAACGCTGATTGCCTGCATTTTATTCAGTCCCTGCCTGATGATTCCATTGACCTGATTGTTACCGATCCGCCGTACTTCAAGGTGAAACCCAACGGCTGGGACAATCAGTGGAAAGGGGACGAAGATTACCTTAAGTGGCTGGACCACTGTCTGGCCCAGTTCTGGCGGGTGTTAAAACCTGCCGGAAGCCTTTACCTGTTCTGTGGGCATCGCTTGGCATCTGATATTGAGATCATGATGCGCGAACGTTTCAACGTGCTTAACCATATCATCTGGGCGAAGCCGTCCGGACGTTGGAATGGGTGTAATAAAGAAAGTCTGCGCGCATATTTTCCTGCCACAGAGCGCGTTCTGTTTGCTGAACATTACCAGGGGCCATATCGCGGCAAAAGTGACGGCTATGCGGCAAAAGAAAGGGAACTCAAACAGCACATAATGGCACCGCTGATATCGTATTTCAGGGATGCTCGTGCCGAACTGGGTATAACGGCAAAACAAATTGCCGAAGCCACAGGTAAGAAAAATATGGTTTCCCACTGGTTTGGTGCCAGTCAGTGGCAGTTGCCGAATGAGGCTGACTATCGGAAGTTACAGGCACTGTTTTCCCGTATAGCGGCAGAGAAGTTTCAGGAACAACAACTGGAACAACCACACCACCAGCTGGTGGCATCTTATGATTCACTGAATCGCAAATATTCTGAATTGCTGGATGAGTTTAAATCTCTCCGGCGTTATTTCTCCGTATCAGTCTCCGTGCCTTATACCGATGTCTGGATGCATAAACCCGTTCAGTTCTACCCGGGTAAACATCCGTGTGAGAAACCGGCGGATATGCTCAGGCAAATAATCAATGCCAGTAGTCGACCTGGTGATCTGGTTGCTGATTTTTTTATGGGATCCGGTTCCACAATAAAAGCAGCAATGGCGCTGGGGCGTCGGGCCTTAGGTGTTGAGCTTGAGTCAGAGCGGTTTAACCAGACAGTGAAAGAGATAAACGAGCTGGTGGGGAAATAATCTGGTGGCCACGTCAGGTGGCCTTTTTATTTCCATTACACAGCACCCGCATCTGCGAGGTGGGGTTATGAAATCCATGGACAAGTTAACAACGGGCATTGCCTACGGCACCTCCGCAGGCAGTGCTGGCTACTGGTTTTTACAGTGGCTTGATCAGGTCAGTCCATCACAGTGGGCTGCTATTGGTGTGCTGGGAAGTCTGGTTCTGGGCTTTCTGACTTACCTGACGAATCTGTACTTCAAAAT